CGTCGCCGCGCTTAGCCAGGCGTTCAGGTTGCGGAAGGTACGGGTAGCCCTGGGTAGTAAACTCGTCCGCTACCCACGCCGGCCGCTTCTGCAGGCCACCGTTGCGCACAGGGACAACGTTGTGAGCTCTGAGCAGCAATGGTGGATCGACGAGTTCTTTCGATACCTGCTGTTCCTGGCCGCCTACGAAGGGGATACTCGTTCGCTGGACATTTAGCGCCATCAGTAAATCCACACCTTCCCGCTGCATGGCTGCGAAGCGTACAGCAAAATCGTGCTCGAGTCGCTTTCGCCGTCACCAACTCCAACGGTGTCGAAAGGGAAATGTAGCGACGTAAAGATCACTCCCTGGGGTTTTCGTCCGAGCCCGTGACGCACGTACGTCGCCCCAGACTGCACCGTTGGAGGGTCCCTGGCCACAATCGTGAAGTCGCACATCACGCCACTCGCAAACGGGTTGAATGCGCGCGCCATGTCGCAGACCTGCCGAGAGATCTCTTCGACCTCAGGGAGTTGCGACTTTACCGGTTTAGGCGCTGGCTTCATGGCTCGTACGGCCACGGGCCGCCACGGCGTCGCAATCCGCCTCCGCGAATGTCGACTACGCGCTTTGGGTTCGCCGCGTCCTTGGTCGCAGACGGGCCCGTAATCAGCGACACAACCTTGCCTTGCTCAGCAAGCAGAGCGCTCGGATCCTGCTGTTGCTTCCCCAGACACATCGCCGCCACGCCGCAGATCACGTACCCGATGTGCGGATGATCCGGCATGAGCTGCGCGGTACGCACGTACGTCGCTTGCACGGCGCAGAGTTCAGTCGGAGGTGGCAGGAAGTCCACAATGGATCCCTGTCGCCAAACCTCTGAGTACTGCGGCGTCCCGTTGACGTACCCCGACAGGGATAGCTGCCGCACCGGGCCGCATCGCAATCTGTATTCGGGGGTAACCGTGCGCCAGCTTCGCGGCGTGAAGTCGATTAGCATCCCAGCCGTGTCAATCGGACGCATCGGTAGGGCGCGCTTGTCGTCAGTGGTGATCGTCCAGTTCTCCGCCGGCTCCCAGCTCGACACTCCTGACACGTCTACCTTGACCGTTGCGCGTGTCACGGTGCCGATCAGGTACTGCAACCGCACGAGCGACAGGAAGTCGTCAGGGAGCGGATAGGACGACGCGTAGCCCGTGTCGGGCCCAGGTATCGAGCTTTCGACATTGGCCTCGAATCGTGGCCACGCGATGTTTGGATCCGTTCCTGGTCGCACCTGGATCCAGGTTGTCTTCGAGAAATACTCGTCGCCGTACTTCTCGCGAAGGACCCCATGCAGTTCAGCAACTGCGATATCGATCCACGTGTCCAGCTCATCATCCGAGACGAACGGGCTGCCAACCATGTCCGCGCGCCGCAGGATTGCCTGTCTCAGTTCGTCTCGGTTCATGAGTCACCTTATAGCGCTACTCGAGTGGAGAACGTTGCGCGCCAATTGACACGCAGCGCGTTGGTGTCCGCGGCGGATCCGGACGTGTACGTAGTGATCGTGATTACACCAGCCGAGTACGTTGCTTGGATCGTGCTCGCACCACCGGAGATGTGCGGCGTGATGCTCTCCAGGTCTCCAGGCTTATTCGGTAGCGTGACGGTGAATGTTCCTGTTCCGGTTCGAGCGGCAACCCCATCACCCTTAGGAGTGGTTGGGGCAGACGTATTTGCAGTCGTAAACGATCCGCACATATCGATGCGACCACGCTTCGACGTGTTCAGAGGATGAATGAGTGAGCTATCAGACATGAGTTTTCTCCTAGGCGGGCCCCCGCAGGCAGGGCCCTAGTTTGGATTGGTTGGCTGAAGCTCAGTGCTACGAGGCCGTAGGCAGTGTAACCACCATTGAGTCGCGAGGAACGCGGCAGATCTGGTTCCAGTAGCCACCGAAGCGAAGCTCGATACCGTCAGCGTTGTAGATGGCGAGTTCACCACCGTTGGTCCCGCGAGTGAGCAGGCGGAACGCCTCGTTGAGTGACCAGAGTTCCCACGCTCCAACCCGCGTAACAAGCGGCTGGTAGCGCGGGATATTGGGCTCCGAGTAGAGATTCACTGGACCCTGCGGACCGTTGACCACGACCGCTTGGTAACTGATCGACGCGATCTGTTTCCCGTTGCTTCCGATTGCATTCGTGTTGATGCGCTGGAGGTTCGTTGCCTCCTTCGTGATGTTCCCGAGATCCATGGGGTTCAGGAAGACCGAGTCGTGCTTGCCGCCGTAACGGTCATGTAGATGTAGCGCATTGATCACAACCTCGAGAGGTGTTCCAGCCGAAGGCGCGTAGCGACAGCCAGCCATCCCGATGCTACCGCCGCGGTCGACACCAAAGAACGAGTCGCCACCACCGACGCTTGGAAGCGTGACGGGGTTCCACGAGAACACGCCCTTTGGCACAGCGTTGTAGTCCGACTTCGGAACGATGTAATCGCCAGCTGCTACACCAGACGACGCGGCAGACCAGTTACCGCCAAGCGTAACCGTACCAGCCTCCTCATCGATCGAGGTAACCGTGCAGTCGCCAGTGTTGACCGCAGAATCCCCTGCGGTGAACGTGTTGTACACGTTCCCTACGATGATGTTCCGGATCTGGGTGATATCGTCCAGAGTGATAGTCGCGGTGCCTACGTTCGATCCGGACGAGATTCGCGCGACTGCGCCGGTGCCGTTCCCGAGCACGATACTGGCAGCCCGGAACTTGAGATCCTGCATTGCCAGGTCGCGTTGCTCAACGAGCAGATCACGAAGCGCGCCAGCGTTGGACTGCGAGGCTTCAATGTCCTCGTTGCCGATTTGGCGCACCACGTACAGGCGCGAGCGCGTGATAGACGGCCTTTGGTAGTTGGGAGTTCCGGAAGCAGCCTGCGCCGTCGAAAACGACACGGATGCCCCACCACCACGATTCACGAGCCACGCGAGCTGCTTCGCTGAGCCGTAGAATTCAGTCCACTTCTTGATGAGCCCGAGAAACGGGGAGACGGGGTAGACCAAGACTTCCATCCCCTCGGGTTGGACAGTCTTGTAGAAGTTCGCGATTGCGGAAATAGTAATCATTGGAGTCCTTATGCGAACGCGTTCTGCAGGATTCGCAGGGCGGCCGCGTCACGTTCCTCTTGGGACATGTTGAGCGGATCCCTGGTCTGCGTTGACTCAGAAGCGTCGCGATTCGATATGGTTCTTGCCTTTTGCTTGGGCGGCACCGCCGGTGCCTTAGCTCCGCCATTGCCCGCGGCGGGTGCGGGTTGCGAATTGGGAGCTGCAGTTTGCTGCGCGCCCCCCGCGTTCGCTTCGCGCTCGAGGTAGTCCAGCACCTGCTGGTGCGTCGGGACTTCGCCGGTTGCTTGGTAGTATTCCTCGGCCACGTCATAGGCAGCGACTGCCAATGCTCTAGCCGGGATTCTCGCGGTAATAGGCCACTTTTCGGCAGACTTCTGAGCGATCGAAACCGCCTCAGATTTCCAGGCAGCGGCGGCTTGCTCGACCTGTTCGACCTGCGCTTGAACCTCTTGCTCCCTGGCTTGTCGTGCCGCTTTCTCACGGTCGCTCAGGATGTCGCGTCGCAATTCCTCGACGACGCGCACGGCCTTGTTGGTGGGCGAGCGCTTCCCGTTGTTCTTGATCTGGTCAACGACATCCTCCCAGACGTCTTGCTCGCTGATCCCTCGCGTTTTCGCGACGAACGCGACCATGTCTGCGATTCCGTCAATCTTCCCCAGCTCGGACTTTTGCTTGAGAACCTCCGCCTTTTCCTGCTCTATTCGCGCATGCTCAGCTTCGAGCGCGCGGGCTCGACGCGTGAGTGCAGCGTGCTGGTTCTGTAGACCCTTGGGGTCCACTTCTTTCTTTGATAGAGCTTGAACGATCGGGTTCTCTTCGGGCTCCGGTTGCTCCGACTCGGGCGTTTCTTCGGCTTCAGCCTGCTCAGTGCCCTTAGCTCCCTGCGGCGGCTGCTCAGTCGCGGATCCACGTGCAACGTCATCGTCAATCGCTCCCTGCAGGATAGAGAGAGCCATCTCTCCGGGGTCCTGAGATTGCGTTGCGTTTTGAGGTTGGGCGTTGTTGGACTGGCTCATTGCTCCCATGGTGCATTATCCAATGGCTGCCGGTGTGGCTCCCTCCGGCGATAGGGCTACCCCTGGCTGCACATCGGTCGGTAGCGTTGTCACCCCCATTGGCGACTCGGCTATACCCATGTCCAGGGGCGGTTGTTCTGCTGTCTGTTGGGGCATTCCGGATGCCGCGGCGTCCGCAGGCTGTCCCTGAGCCTGTAAGATGTAATAGGCGCAGTTCTTCTCGAACCTACGAAGAAGTGCGATCCGATCCTCGGGCACATTCTTCATGAGCTGAGCGCGCCAACGCGTCGCCATGCACAGCTTGATGGCGAGCTTGAGATCCCACGTCGGCTCGGGCGTAATCGCCTTACCGTCTTCGAGGATCGACTCTTCGATCGTCTGCAACAGCAGGTCACGCATCGAGTTACGACGCGACGCGGCCGTGTCGAGGTCCGGCATCTGGATGAGTTCCTGCATCTCGGCAGGGTCAGTCACGATTCCGAGCGCGCGCAGCTCCTCGAGGTCTTCGAGTTTGCCGGCGAGCGTAGTCGAAAGGTCTGAGGCCGCCTTCATCGTTAGTGTGTAATCCTCACGGGCCATCTTCACTTCAGCGAAGTCGAAGTAGGCGATTCCGCGCGGCCCCGTGTACTTCGTACGCTTCGGACGGTGCTCGCCATCGGACATCTCCTCGGCTTCACAAATGATGTTCTCGGCGACATCCAAGATTTGTTGCTCGCGGCGCAGGAAGATGTCGTGAATCGAGTCGTCGATCATATCAGCGTAAGCGCGGAGAGACGGCGCCGAATTGAGACCGGCGGGCTTGAACCCCTGTGTCGCCATCTCGCTCAACCCGCTTTGCGCGAACATTCCAGACTTCACCCGGTCTGCATGCTCGAACATTGCAGGCGAGATCGGGCTCGGCGTGACAACCTGCGGGGGACCGTATGCTGGATTGAACTCGAGTATGCGACCAATCTCGTTCGAGAAGTGGCTCCTTACAATCGAGCCCTCGGGCGAAAGAACGAACGGCGCGGATAACAGGTGCATCGCGTCCGACTTGTCGGAGTTCAGCCGATTCAGCTCGAGCTGCATCGCTACGAGCGCTTGAACGAGCCCAATTCCGAACCATCCTGATGGTGCCAGCATGAATCGCGACACCGCAAACGGGAACCGCGGGCGGCACCACTCGGATGCGCTCAGTACAACGTTGTCGCAGGCAACGATTGTCCCACCATCCTCAGACTCTTCATACGACGGCAGGCGCCAACCAGTGATGGTGCGAACCATGTCCGTGTCGAATGATCCCGTTGCGATGAGAGCAATCTCAGGCGGCACCGCGGAGGACCGCTCAATGTCGTCGGCCTTCTCCGGATAGAGCTTCATCAGCTGACGGCGGTCGACGCACTGTTCGCGGTAGATGTCGAGCGGATGCCCGCGCATAGCGGACGCCGTAGACACTTTGATCTCGCTCGGAGGGACGACGTCGCAGTAAATCTCGCTGCGGCGGCTACCCGTGTAGATGATGCCAGTCCCCTTGAGCAGCATCTGCATGTCCGAGTCGCGTATCACCTCGTTGATTCGGCACGACTGAAGCTGACCCCAAACCCACTTCTCGAGCTTCTTGGACTTACGCTGCAGGCACCAATCAGCCCCGTCCGTCAGC